GTAGTGAAGATAATGTAAGTAATTCTAGAAGTAGAAGTAGAAGTAGAAGTAGAAGTAGAAGTAGAAGTTTAATTAAAAAAATAATATATTTATAAAAAATATATTATTAAAATTATTATTTACATAAATCCAATCATATTTTAACTTAAACGAATTTGGGAAAGCCAACAAGATTAGCGCCAATACCAAAACCAGCGCCCGAGCGTGCACTTGCTCCCATCGACGGAACAAATGTATCAAGGATACTAAATGTAGCAGCCGCCATTAAAGCAATGATAGCGATTTCCTCAAATTTTAAGGCGCGTTTTTCGGGAGGAATAACGAATGCAACAATAGCAACCATTAAACCTTCGACTAAATATTTGATAGCTCTTTTAACTAATTCTCCCATGCCTGGATTCATATTTGTTTATAATAATAACCAAGAAAAAAATAATTAAATAAAATAAATATATTATTTGTTATTAATAATTAAATAAAATAAATATATTATTTGTTATTAATAAAAAAATAACTTAAAATTATAATTAAGTAATTTATATAATAATGTCTACGAAAAAAAGTGCTAAAGTAAAAGAGCAAGAAGTCAAAACGGGGGAAGAGTATAAATATGTAGATTTATTAGATGAAGATAAGCCTATTGCTGGACAAAAATATGTTTGTTTAAGTTTTGTTTCCCCTGAAGATATTTTAAAAAATAAAAATCTATTTTATTTTGAAAAGTTTCTAAAACACTTTGATTTTAAAAAATCTATCGACAAATATACACAATTTCTAAATTTTTTAAGTTTCAAATATAATTTAGATTTTCAAAAACTTTCAACTGACCTGGAAGAATTTGTTATAGAAGAAAAAGAAAAATTAGTTGAAACTACTATTGAAGATGATTACAAAAGTTTTGTTGATAATTCAGAGAAAAAATTACAAGAAGAATTTAGTAAATCACATAATTATCAAACAAATACTCGTGGAATTAAAGTAAGAGGAACATTTGCTTCTCAAGAAGAAGCAGAAATGAGATGTAAAATGTTAAGAGAACAGGACTCTAATCATGATGTTTATGTAGGACAAGTAGGTTTATGGATGCCGTTTCATCCTGAAGCTTATAAAACAGGTAAAGTTGAATATCTAGAAAAAGAACTTAATGAATTAATGTCTAAAAAGAAAGAGAATGATGAAGTAGGTAAAGAAGAATTTCATAAAAGAGTTAAAGATGCTAAAAGAAAAGCTATTGAAGAAAATATTGCTAAAGCAGAAAAAGAAGGAAATAAATTAATGCAAACAATTGATGACGATGGTAATCTCATAAATGCCGATAGAATGGATGTTCCTGGTAAAAATTTATTATTTGGCGATGGAGAAAATGATGATGTTTCTACTGCGGATTTAAGAAGTGAATTATTCAATGGTGAAAATGTAGTTTTAGATAAAAATAATGACCATGGAATTAGTGAAATTTTAGAGAGACAAAAAGAAAAAGAAAAAGAAAAAGAAAAAGAAAAAGAAAAAGAAAAAGAAAAAGAAAATAATGAAAAAGAAAATAATGAAAAATTAACTGCCCCCGCAGATGGCATTGAGTCTGTATCTGAACCAGTTACAACCAATAATGAATCTACTAATATTGATTAAAATATTAATTATTATAATTATCTAAATGAATATATATATATATATATCAATTCTTGGTGCCGAAATAAAATATATAGAAGAACGCAAAGAAATAGTAAAAGTATATTTCATAGAAGTAGAAGTAATTAAAAAAATTGAATAATTATTATAAAAATATAATAATTATTTATATAATGAAAAATAATAACATTAATTGTTGTGATTATAATGATTGCAATCATAAATTAAAATTAATAAATTATCCTTGTAAATGTAATAAAAAATTTTGTAAATTACATAAATTACCCGAACAACATAATTGTGAATATGATTATAAAGAAAATGATAAAAAAAATAATAAAATTGAAGAAATGAAATGTATTTCAAAAAAAATAAGTAAAATTTAAATTGTATTATCGTCTTCAATTACGACAGAATTTATATTATTTATTTTTCTTATGTTTTCAAATTCATCTATCCACATTATTACACAAAACCATAATGTGTTTGCTGCATAACCTTTATTATCAATAAAATGTTGATATTTTTGAAATAATAAAGATATATTTTGCAATTCATTATCATTTGGATGAAATTTATGAAATATATTAATTATATTATCACACATTTCATCTATAGTTTCAAATAATTGTAATATATGTATACAGTCTTCTATAGAATTAATTTGAGATAATTTTGTTCTTAAATTATATTTAAAAGCTTGTTTATTATATGTTTCTAAAAATTTATTATTATATTTACAAAATAATATATTATAATATTCGCTTTTGCACATATTAATAATTAATCAAATTTTTTTACTTACTTTTCGTTATATTATTTTTTTTTTGTTTTTTTTGTTTTTTTTGTTTTTTTCTTTTTTTTTTTTTTTTGTGAAGCAGCACTTTCATAAGAAGTTATTCTACTTGGAAAACTTATTTGATTATTAATGGTTTGTGATATATGCTTATTAATGGTTTGTGATATATGCTTATTTTTATATGTCTCATATATTTGTTTATATAATTCCAAATTTTTTATAGTATATATTTTTTCTTCTACTGATAGACGATTAAAATTTTGTTTTATTATTTTTTTTAATTCCAAATACTTTTCATTTAAATATATAATAATATCACTTTTTTTCATGAATGTAAATAAATTTTCCCGAACTAAATGATTATATGATTTACCCTTTTGATTATTTATAAAATTAGGAGGTGGATTAATTTCATAATAAGTTAATAAATGATTGGGGTCTTTAGTTTTTCTAAAATCTATACTCATATATTCTCTCGGTCTATTCATAATATAAATAAGACAATATAATATTTACCATTTACCATTTACCATTTACTTTTGCGAACATTAATTTTAGGACCTTTCTTTTTATGATTATTGGGGTTATATATTTCTTCATCGTCGTCTGAATCCATAGATTTAGATATTTCCCAAAATTCTTTAGACCCTAATTTGAAATTTTTATGTGAATCTGCGCGATACCAAAATATTTGATCAGTCAATTTATTTGATTTAGAATTATTATTTATTACTAAGCATTCATAATTTTCGGTACATTGATCCATAACTTCACAAAATGATTCAAATGTAGGAAACATACCGGCATAATTTTCATATATTTTTTTTCTGTTCGAAATATATGGTTCTCTTAAAATAAATACATAATCAATATTAGTTCTTAAATTAGGAGGAATACCTAAAGGATATTGCATAGTAATTATTAACATCATTTTCCAATGTCGTCCATTCATAAATAATAATCTCATCATTTTATCACGTGTCCATCCAGCATCATATAAACAATCATCTAATATAACAAATGCGCGTGGATCAATAGTAGATTTTTTATAAACTTCTACTTGCTTTTTGATTTCTTTCAGTACAGTTCTTTGTCTTTTCAATATATTTTCTATAATAACTGAATTATATTCTTCATGAATAAATAATTTAGGAACATGTTCAGCATAAAATCCATTACCTGCTTCTGTTCCACTAATAACTGTTCCAATAGGAATATCTTGATGATAATATAATAAATCTCTTACTAAAAATGATTTTCCAGTATCACGACGACCTATTAAAACAATAACTGGTCCTTTATTTTCGTCTGGTCTAAAACTAATAGATTTCATTTCAAATTTTTTTAATTCCAAAGTCATACTTAATAAATATAACTAAATATATATTTACATTGAATACGCATAAATATATATCATAAAATAATTAGAATTTAGAAATATATTTCTTATTATTTAAATTTAAAAGTCATATGTTAATAAATATTACTAAATATATATTTAATTTTATTTACGCAAAAATTAATAAACAAAATCGTTAGAATTTAGAAATATATTTATTATTATTTAAATAAATGGAATTAACTTACAAAAAAAATAACAATATGGATCTTTTCAATGAATTGTGCGATACTAATTTACTTGATATAGAGAATTTACAAAATTATATACCTATTTATGGTAGTTATTTTAATTTAAATGAAAATAATTATAATTCTATTAACTTAAATAATAATTATAAACTTTGTTCTATAACTGAAAAATTAGGTTATTCAAAATTTAATGGTACAATTATAGATGATAGTAATAATATAATTAATAAGAAAATATTTTTTAAATATAGTCCATTAGTGGATCCAATAAAATATATGATTGGTAAATATGATAATAGTTATAGTATTTTAAACTTACCAAGGCTTAATAATAATGAAGAAGTAAATAAAAAAAAATTAGATTCTAATAATTCAGCATATACTGATGGATTTTTCTCTTTTTTATCAAGTCTATTATTAAATAAATACGATTTTATTAATGGAATTGATTATTATGGTTCTTTTTTGGGTATAAAAAAGAATTTTATAGTTGATATAGAAGATGATTTGGAATATTTAGACGATTCAGATTTTTTTTATAAAAATAACAATATATTATTTAATATTAAAGAAACAGAAAATTTTAAAAATTATTTTAGTAATACCAAAAAATATAAACAAGCATTAGTGATTGATAATAATAATATATTAGATGAAGAATTTCAAATAGATAATTTAATTGATAATAAAGTCAATTTAAGTGAAATAAGCCAAATAATAACTAAGGATTTAGAAATTGAATATACGCATGATTTAAATAAAAATAATATTAATAAAAAAAATATAAAAACAAATAAACAAAGTGAATCTTCTTGTTCTTCTAGATATTCAAATACAGAATCAAGTAAAAATGAATATTCAGAAAATGGAGATAATTCTAGCGAAGACCAAAGTGAATCTTCATCCATTAATGAAGAAATATATGCAAATATATTTAAATTTCCAGTTCAAACTATTGCTTTAGAATGCTGTGATGATACATTAGATTCACACGTTATTAATAATAAAATAAAAGACAATGAATGGGAATCAATTATTGCACAAATTTTATTTTCTCTTATTACTTATCAAAAAGTTTTTGATTTTACACATAATGATTTACATAGTAATAATATTGTTTATAATACAACCGAGAAAAAATTTTTATATTATAAATATGATAACAAACATTATAAAATTCCTACATTTGGAAAAATATATAAAATTATAGATTTTGGTAGAGCTATATATAAATTTAAAGGTAATATAATTTGTAGTGATAGTTATGCTGCCGATGGTGATGCACATACACAATATAATACTGAACCTTATTTTAATGATGAAAAACCAAGATTAGAACCAAATTATAGTTTTGATTTATGTAGATTAGGATGTTCTTTATTTGATTATTTTATTGAAGACATAGAAGAAATTAAAAAAATAAAATCTCCTATTAAAAAAATTATTATTACGTGGGTATTTGATGACACAAATAAAAATATATTATATAAAAATAATGGTTCTGAACGATACCCTGATTTTAAATTATATAAAATGATTGCTAGAACTGTTCATGATCATAAACCACAAAATGTTCTTAAAAAACCTCTTTTTGAAAAATATTTAATTCCCAAAAAGAAAATTAATAATCAATCTGTAATTTTTAATATAGATAATTTACCAATTTTAACTTAAAAATCTGGTTTACTTACAAATACAGATGGAACTGCTTTAAGATTTCCTATTATTTCATTTAAATTAAATTGGTCTAAAATTATTAAACATAATGTAGCAGAAATAAAAACTAAAATAGTATCTTTAAATAAATCTTTTAACGGTTTATTTTCTTTTAATATTAATCTCATTTCTATAAATTTTAACACAAAATAAATTACACTAATAACTGATGAAGTTAATATTTGATTCATTTATAATTTACTATTATAAATGAATTAGTATCAAATTAACGAATTAAAAATTTATTTTAATTCCATTATATCTAATTCTATAGATTGATCGTCGGTTTTTATATCTAATACTTCTAAATCTAATAAATCCGGATCATTACTATCTAATGTTTTTATATCTAATTCTAATTTTTCTTCCAGATTATTATCTAATTTTAATTTTGAATTTGCTTCTTCTTCATCGTCTGTTTCAATATCAATGTTAGCTTCTAATTCAATTTCTTTTTTGTTTGATTTTATATTATTACTATCATTATCAGTATTTAATGATTTATTTGCATTTTTAATTGCTTGAGTTAAATTTTGTTTATTTTCTTTCTCAATTTTTTCTTTAACTTCTTCTTTTGCTATTTCTAATTCCTTTTCTTTTGCTTCTTTTTGTTGTTTCTTTATCGCTTCTTCGTCTGCAATAATTTCTTTAGTTTCTTCTACTTGAACATCTGTTTCTAATGTTTCGTCTAAATAAATTCTTAATATATTTTCAACCGGAATATTTTCCCTAATTGTATTTAAAATACATTCTTTAACTATTATTTCTAATTCTCTGTTATTTTTTTGAATTTGTAATGGCATTATATCTTTTTCAAATAAATAAACATTTATATAAACTTTTCTTGCTACATTTATATATGTTTTATGAATAAAACTATTCAAATTGGGTATATCAATATCTACTTTTTTTTGCTTTAATCCAGGTCTAGATGCTGTTAAAGATTTTAATTGTGTGATATGAACACACGTAAGTAAATCTTCTAAATAATTACAACAACAAGCATTTTGAATTCTATCTTTTTCAATATTTACAATCTCAGAACTCCATTTTGGAATATTATTTAATAGATTTTGAAATGTCATTAAATATTTTTCTTCTTCATCATTATCCATACACATTTTATACGACTCATCAAAAACTGATTTAATTCCTTCTATTATACACGGAGTCAATATATTTAATAATCTAGCACACCATTCATTTTTAGATTCAGTAATAGTATTTAAATTATAATCATCCATATTATTTAAATAAAACCAATATTTTTTAAATCAATATTATTACGAAAATATATATAATTCAAGCAAAACATAATTATTAATAATTCATTTCTTATTTCTTTTTTAAAAATATCTAATACAAATAAAAATTTATATTTTTCTTTACAATCTGGTATTTTATTTTTTATATAATAAAGTATCATATTTCCACTAAAACCATTATTATACAATTTATTTGTTAAATCTAATATATAAATTACTTTTTTTTCATAACATGAATTTTTTACTGAATCATCTAAAGCTAAAAATTTATTTAAATAATAAATTTTTTTAGAAAAGAAATCATAATTTTTTTTTTCTTCACTACAAATATTTATCTTTTTATTACAAT